TTAAGGAATACAATGGCTGAAACATACCTTACGTTAACAAATAAAGTTATAGCTAGATTAAATGAAGTTGAGTTAACATCAGCTAATTTTACATCAGCTAGAGGAATACAAGTACAGTGTCAGAACGCTGTCAATGAAGCTATTCGGTATATTAATCAAAGAGAATATAACTATCCGTTTAATCATGCTACCGCTACACAGACACTTACAGCAGGTACAGTAAAGTATACTGTTCCTACATCTACTAAAGTAGTAGACTATAATACATTTAGATTAGTAAAAGACTCAGACTTAGGTAATGGATCTATAAGTCTAAGCCCACTAAACTACAACGACTATCTAAGAAGCTACGTAGAACAAGAAGATGAAATACAAACTACAACACTAAGTCAGTCTCATACTGACTCTGTTACTACGTTAACAGTAGCGAGTACAACAGGATTTGATAGTTCAGGTACTGTTTTTGTAGGTAATGAAGTTATGACGTATACAGCAGTAGGTTCTTCAACGACTCTTACTGGTGTCACTAGAGCTACTGGTGGAACTACTGCAGCAGCACACGCAAGTGGTGTGCAGGTTGCACAGTTTGACAATGGTGGAATACCTAAATACGTAACAAGAACTCTTGACAATAACTACATACTATATCCTTTTCCTACAAAATCTTACTCATTAAAATTTGACTACTTTACTTTTCCAGCAGACTTAGCTGCACATGGTGATACTACTACTATACCTGACAGATTTGCTGCAGTTATAATAGATGGGGCTACAGCATTTGTGTATCAGTATCGTGGTGAAATGCAACAGTATGGTGTAACATTTACACGTTTTGAAGCTGGCATAAAACACATGCAGACTTTGTTAATAAATAGATATGACTATTTACGATCAACTTATATACCGCAGTCTTCAAATTATATAGGGTCACGAACATCAACTAGGATTATTTAATGCCTGAAACTTCACAAATAAGTCCAGTAGCTTTTAACTGCGAGGGGGGTTTGGTATTAAACAAATCTACTTTTTTAATGCAACCCGGAGAAGCTCTTGAGTTACAAAACTTTGAACCAGATATTGGTGGTGGATATAGACGTATAAATGGTTTTAACAAATATATAAATCATATTGTTCCTCAAACTACAACAAGCTCAGAAGCAGTATTAATGTGTACTGTTTTTTCTGATAATGTACTAGCAGCTAGAGGTGAAAAAATATGGAGTTCTGCATCTACAACTATGACTATTGCTATAGCTGCAAATACTTCTATGACAGGCTCTGGAACAATTAATGTTTTTAGTACTACAGGATTTACTGCAAGTGGTACTTTGCAAATTAATAGTGAGATATTTACTTACACAGGTGTAACTTCTTCTACATTTACAGGTGTAACTCGTGCTACTTCTTCTACTACAGCAGCAGCGCATGCAGTAAAAGATGTAGTTTCAGAAAGTTGGACACAACGAGATACAGGTAGAACCAACGCAGCAAAGTATACTTTTGAAAAATTTAACTTTGATGGTAACAGTAAAATTATTGTAGTAGATCAGGTTAATGCTCCTACAGTATTTAACACTTCTTTAGCAGCAACTGATGTAAGCGAAAGTTCTGTAGCTGGTGCAAAATTTGTTACTTCTTTTAAAGGGCATATGTTTTACGCAGGTATGTCTAGTACCCCAGAAGAATTAGTGTTTAGTCAACCCTTTGATGAAGATGCTTTTAGCAGTGGGTCAGGTGCAGGTAGCATTAAAGTAGATGACATTATTGTAGGCATTAAAACTTTTCGTGAAAATCTTTTTATCTTTTGTGAAAATAGAATATTTAGTTTATCAGGCACGTCTTCTTCAAACTTTGCAATGTCTCCTGTTACTCGTAACATTGGTTGTATTAATGGTAATACTATACAAGAACTTGCAGGTGACTTAATTTTTCTTGGCCCAGATGGTTTAAGAACTGTTGCAGGTACAGCTAAAATTGGTGACGTTGAGCTTGGTACAATAAGTAAAAATGTACAGCCTTTATTTGACGAACAGATAGATGATGCTACAGTTTTTGAAAGTATTGTTATACCAGAAAAAACTCAATACAGATTATTTTTTGCTAAAGAGGGTCAAGCACCATCACTAACTAAAGGTGTTATATGTGTAAGAAAAAGCGAAGGTTATGAGTTTTCTGAAATTAGAGGCATAAAACCTTCTAGTACAGATACGACAATAGACGCAGGTGATGTGTTAGTATTACATGGAGATTATACTGGGTATATAAATAGACAAGAAACAGGAAACGACTTTGATGGTACGGTTATATTTGGTAAATATAGAAGTCCTGATTTAGGTTTTAATGACTTGGGTATTAGAAAACATATGCAAAGAGTAATAATTAACTATAAACCTGAGTCTGCTATTGACGCAGATTTATTTTTAAGGTATGATCAGGAATCAGCAACTTCTGCTAGACCTGCTGCATATCCTTTAGATTCTACAAAAGTAGCTGCTCAATATGGAGTTGCTACATACGGATCAACAAGTACCTATGGTGGTACAACACAACCTTCTGTAAGACAATCAGTAGAAGGATCAGGGTTTACAATAGCTTTAAGAGTAAACGATGGGGGTTTAACTGCTCCTTATTCTCTTAAAGGATTTCAATTAGAATATCAAATAGGAGCTAGAAGATAAATGGGTGCTACATATACAAGACAGTCCTCTTATACTGACGGAGATGTAATTACAGCAGCAGATACTAACAACGAATTTGATCAGTTGTTAGCTACATTTGCTGCATCTACAGGACACACACACGATGGTACAACTGCTGAAGGTGGCCCAATAACTAAACTATTAGGTACTTCTATTACTATCGGTGATGCTACATCAGGTACAGACATAACAGTAACATTTGATGGTGAGTCAAATGATGGTGTATTTAAATGGATGGAAGACGAAGACTACTTTGAGTTTTCTGATGACATACTTGTAGCTTCTACAGAAAAAATACAGTTCCGTGATACGGCAATATACATTAACTCTTCAGCGGATGGACAGCTTGATCTTGTAGCTGACACAGAAATACAGATAGCTGCAACTACTATAGATATTAATGGCCTTGTAGATATATCAGGTAACTTGTCTGTGGGTGGTAACTTAGATGTTACAGGTACGTTTGATCTTAGTGACTCAAACTTTACTAACGCAGGTAACATACAACTTGACAGTATATCAGGTGATTCAGACACAAACACTAGTATTACCTTTAGTGGTTCTGATGTTATTACTGTAGCAACAGGTGGTACTACATCTTTTACCGTAGATGCAAGTCAAAACATTTTAATGAGTGCAGCAAAAAAAGTTCAGTTCCGTGATACTGCTCTTACAATTAACTCTAGTACTGATGGTCAGATGGATATTGATGCTGACACAGAGTTAGAAATAACTGCACCTACTGTAGATATAAACGCATCTACAGCCGTGCTTGTAAGCAATGATTTAAAACTAGATAGCGATGCTGCTGTCTTAGGTTTTGGTGCAGATAATGATGTTACACTTACCCATGTAGCAGATACAGGATTGTTACTTAATGGTACAATGGCATTACAGTTTAATGATGCATCACAGTCTATTAATGCTCCTAGTGCTACAGTATTAGATATTAACGCTACAGATGAGATTGAGCTTAACGCTACACTTGTAGATGCTAATGCTAACTTAGATGTAAGTGGTACATATACTGGTGGTGGATTAATGACTACAGGTGGTAACATAGTTATACCTGATAGTGGAAACATTGGTTCTGCTTCTGATACAGACGCTATTGCTATTGCTTCAAATGGACAAGTTACACTTACACAAACACTTATTGGTACAGCACTAGACATCTCAGGTGACATTGATGTAGACGGTACAACTAATTTAGATGTTGTAGACATTGATGGTGCAGTAGACATGGCAAGCACTTTGCAAGTTGATGGTGCGATTACATCTTCTGCTGGTATGACAGCTACACAAGTTGACATAGGAAATGGTTCGGCTGGTGGCACAAGCGAAATACTATTTTCCGACAACGTCTCCGCTAGAGGTAAAATAAAATATAACCACGGCTCCAGTCCAGAAGTTATGACACTGGAAACTACTGGTACAGTAGCACTAACGATTGATAATTCTCAAAACGTGGGGATTGGGGCTTCTTCACCTCAAGACCTTTTACATTTATCGACTACTAATGCCGCCTCTCATTTAAGAGTACAACGACATGAATCTGATGAAGCACTGAGTGACGGTGATGAAATCGGTGCTGTAGAATTTTGGGCAAATGATTCAACAAGTTTTAGTGGAGCAAGTACACTAAGAGCGGCAATTAGAGCTGAAGTTCAAAATACAAGCCTTGGAACAAGACTAGAGTTTTATACAGGTAATAGTAGTTCTACTGCTGCAGAGGCTATGCGAATTATCGCTGATGGAAAAGTTGCTATTGGGGGCGGTTTTACCGCAGAACATGACCTTCATGTAAAGACTCTGGGTCAAAC